CAATGGAAGATCCATACAAGTGTTAACTTAGTACGACTTTAGGGGAATTTATTTTCCCCTAAATAGTCGTATGAAAGCAAAAGTAACAGACAACATGGTATCCTTTATCTCTATTCGTAGGGGTAACTGGATCATCAAAGTTTCAATTTATAAAACGTCGTCAATACTGGTGTTAGGACAACACTGTTTTGACTTTGATAGATTCTTTATCAAACAATTTGAAAATCATGAACAGGCAGCAGACTTCTTAGAAGATCTAGCCAAGGAAGAAACTGATGAATATTAAAGTATTTAAACTGATTAGTGGTGAAGAACTTATTTCCGAAGTTGTGAATAATTTACCAACCATGAAGACTCTCAAAGAGCCAGCCGTGATTGTCATGCAAAAAACAGAACAAGGTGTTGGTCTTGGAATGATGCCGTATATGCCTTACGTTTCTGGAAACGTGATACTGAGCATCCACGCTATTGCAGCTGAAGGCGACCCAGACGTAAAGCTGGTCAATGAGTATAACCGACTATTCGGTTCGGGCATCCAAATAGCCTCAGCAGCTGATCTACCAGTCCGTTAGAGGCTTCCCCTGCCATCGGTGGGGGATTGGCTAGCCCAAACCCTCCAACCCCTCCAAATCGCTCTAAACGAGCTCCAAGTAAGTAAGTGCCTACTTACTTAATAACCCTACAATCTGTAAGGGTATTCTCCAAATGGCTTTACAATAATTCAAGATCGGGGTATAATTGAATTGTAAACTTGATGAAGGAACTATATGAATAAGAACGTAATCTATAACATGCAACTGCGAACCAAAAATGAATCCCGTGCTTTAGCAGAAAAAGAACTCAAGACATTTCTGCGTAAAGGTGGTGTCATCAAAGTAGATAAACCCCAAAGAAATCCCAAGTCTTTCATGAGTGCTAAGTCTTCCCGTGGATATCTTGGAGGAACTTCAGGATTTGCTACTGGGTTTCCTCGCAAAGTTGTTGGTATCAAATAAGGAGATTGTATGAAGACATGGGAACAGATGAGTCCACTTGAGCAGTCGCAGTGCATCTATTGGGATATGTACAAAGATGCTTACGGTGTTCGCCCACGTGGTATCGATACTTCTAGTTGGACTCTTGATAATTTTGTCGAAGAGTTTCGTATGCTCAGCGATATTATTCGTGTGAACGAATATGATCGTGTGAAAGCTGAGGAGTCTGCAGCGCACGACTTCGAAGTGCGTGTTCAGAATCTTATTCAGTGTGGTGCGAGAAGTCGTGATCAAGCATTGAAGTGGATCCACGAAGCAGAAGGCAGCAATGGTGACGATGATTTCCTTTGTCATCTGGTAGGTCTGCCGTATGGATATTTCAGGAAGGCAGCATGATTCTTGCTAAAGAAATAACTAATTGGGCTGAGTCATATCAGCCCAATCATACATATCTAATGTCAGATAGTATGTCAAAAGTTTATGGATACTTCAAATGGAATGATCCTAAACAATTTCAGATGTTTAAAAACCCTATTCGGATTGACAAAAAATATAGGCAGTTCCAAGTGTTGAAGAAAAACATTAAGGATATGGAATGAACTTGCACAATTTTTTTGATAGTCTTGCTGCTAATCCTTCTCGCAATTTTAAGATCGAACAGCTGGAGCAGCATAGTAAGAATCAAACTCTACGCAGAGTTGTTGAGTTGGCTCTCGATCCATTCACAAACTTTTATATTCGTAAGATTCCAAAGTACACACCCAACTCTGGTTCAGGTATCAAATTAGAATTTGCTTTGGATTCTTTGTACGATCTATCTGCTAGATTGGTAACTGGCAATGCAGGGATTGCTCATCTGACGTCAATGCTAGAAGCACTAAACGAAGATGACGCTAAAGTTATTGAACGTATTATTGAAAAGGATCTAAAATGTGGAGTGTCAATCGCGACCGCAAATACGGTATGGCTTGGTTTGATCAAAGAGTATCCAGTGATGCTGTGCAGTGGCTTCGAACAGAAACTGATAGACAAGGTTCAGTTCCCAGCATACGTCCAGTTGAAAATGGATGGTATGAGGTTCAACGCAGTCGTTCGCCACAACGAAAACGGATCTTCCGTTGAGTATCGGTCACGCAATGGCAAAGAAATTCAGTTGCTTGGTAATCTAGATGATGAATTCATTTCGTTGTCTAATGGTGTTGACTGCGTGTTCGACGGAGAGTTGATTCTAAAGAAAGACGGAAAGATTCTAGATCGCCAAACTGGTAATGGTATTCTGAACAAAGCAAACAAGGGAACAATAAAACCAGAAGAAGCAGCCATGGTTCATGCGACTGTCTGGGATGTCATTCCTTATTTGTATTTTGTCGATGCTCACTGCCCCACTAATTATGAAACTAGATTAAATTCTTTGCAGATACTTTGGACAAAATTTTCCAATCATTATACGAAAATAGATCTTGTAGACAATTATGTAGTTGATGACATTGAACAGGTTAACACTATCTTTCAAAAGTTACTTTCTTCTGGTCAAGAAGGAATTATCCTCAAAGACAAACGTGGTGTCTGGGAAGACAAACGTGTAAAACATCAGATTAAATTCAAAGGAGAACTAGAGTGTGATCTGAAGATTGTTGCAGTCGAAGAAGGAACAGGTAAGGCTGCGGGAATGCTAGGTGCAATCGTATGCGAATCATCAGATGGTATTGTTAAAGTTAGTGTTGGTTCTGGATTTACAGATGAGCATCGCAAACAATTTTGGAAAGAAACATTAGTTGACAAAATAGTAGCAATCAAGTATAATAGTCGTATTAAGAATAAACTTGGAGAAGAATCTCTGTTTCTTCCAGTGTTTGTAGAAATTCGTGATGATAAAGATGTCGCTGACAACTCAAAGGTGATCAAATGAGATCCAACTATAAAGTTACCGAGTGGATTAAACTTACACAAATTATATCTGCTGAAAGTTATCGTAAAATAAGCAAAAACTGCAAAAACTTCTGGGAGGAGTTTTCTGGTGGAAAATATCCAGGCGTATATCAAGTATCTTTAAAAAAACCAAAACAACTGGTGCATAAGGATATATGTTATATCGGTGAGTCTTATTTTATGCCAAAACGAATAAGTGATTTAAGGAGTTCTGCAGGAAAAGATAATAAAGTTACACACCATATGTGCGGCGTTTTTATTAGAGAAGAGGGAATTGATATTGAGTCTGTTTATGTTCGCTGCATAATAATTGAAGAAGAGAAGGAACGACAAGAATTCGAACGATACTTACATAAAGAACACAAAAGTAAGTTTGGTTACAAACTTGGCTACTCTTGGGAAGAGGCATCTGGTGGGCATAAGTCTTGTAGAATACAGACTCAGGCAAATATCAAACGTCTTGATTCTCTTGATGCATGTAAAAAAGTGCAGATTGCTTTGAATAAAAGAATGGAAGAATTAAAAAAACTATCATTACGGAGTTGAATATGTTAGAGCATTATTACTATGAAGAGATTCGTTTAAGTAGAGAGTTTGCTAATGAGTTTGATAAATTTTGGAGAGAGAACTCCAAGTTGATCCCTTCTAATCTGATCAAACAATACATGTTACTTAAGCAGCATTACGAGCGGGAAATAGAACAAGGAAATCCTTAGTGTTTATATTTGATATAGAATCTCTTGGTGTAGAATCTAATGCTGTCGTTCTATCGGCAGCAATAATTCACTTCGATCCAGAGAAACGACCAACATATCAAGACTTGCTGGACAATGCGTGCTTTGTTAAGTTCGATGTCAAAGAACAGATGAGTGTTGGTCGCACTGCATCTAAATCTACTTTGGAATGGTGGAAGTCACAACACGAATATGTTCGTAAAGTTTCGCTAGATCCATCACGTGAAGACATGACTGTGGAAAATGGAATGCAAAAGTTCTATGAATACATGGCTAAGTTTCCAAATGCAAAACAACAAACAATGTGGGCACGTGGTTCGCTTGATCAACTTGTGATCGATTCATTGTGTGCGCAAGTTGGCTTGCAAGAAATTACAGGATATCATATGTGGAGAGATGTAAGAACTGCAGTTGATCTCCTCTATGGAACTACAAACGGATATGTAGAAGTAGATCATCCGTTATTCAAAAGACACGAAGTCATCAAACATCATCCCGTCCATGATTGCGCACTTGACGCAATGCAACTTATGTATGGAAAGCAGGTCTAATGCAATTTTATACTAACGTATATCCTTATGGGAACAGAATGCTGGTTCGTGGTTATGAACATGGCAAAGCATTTTCATATAAACTTGAGTACTCACCAACTCTTTATGTTTCATCTAAGAAATCAGATAGCGAATGGAAAACTCTAGATGGTAAAGTTGTTGATTCAGTTAAACCTGGAACAATAAAAGAAACGAGAGAGTTCGTGACACGTTATGAAGACGTAGAAGGTTTTGGGTTATATGGAAATACCAACTATGTCTTTCAATATATCAGCGATACATATGACTATGATATCAATTGGGATGTTGATCAGATCAGGACATTCTATCTTGACATTGAGACTTCCACTGAGGAAGGATTCCCTGATGTAAAAACTACCAATGAGGAAATCCTTCTCATCACGATTAAAGATTCTAAAACAAAGAAGGTTATAACTTTTGGGACTAAAGAGTATAGTAAGACACGAGATGATGTGGCATATGTTTACTGTTCTAATGAGCGTCAACTTCTATCTAAGTTTATGGACTTTTGGCAGGCTAACTATCCAGATGTTATCACTGGGTGGAACATTTCCTTCTTTGATGTTCCATATTTGGCTGGAAGAATCGAGAGAGAACTTGGGGACAGTATAGCATCCAAACTATCCCCATGGGGTTTGATACAACATCGTAGCATTTATGTTAAAGGCAATGAAGAAATTTCTTATGATCTGCATGGTATTGCTCAGCTTGATTATCTGGATCTCTACAAAAAATTTACTTACGCCAAACAAGAATCTTACAGGTTGGATTATATTGCAGAACAAGAACTAGGTGAGCGTAAGAAAGAAAATCCTGGCGTCGACTTCAGAGATTTCTATAACAATTACTGGGAACAATTCGTTGAGTATAACATACATGACGTAGAACTTGTTGAGATGTTAGATGATAAGATGCGTTTACTTGAGTTGTTGTATACTATGGCGTATAATGCTAAGATTAACTTCGAAGATGTGTTCTCCCAAGTTCGTATGTGGGATGCTATCATCTACAATCATCTACGTAACAAAAAGATTGTTATCCCTCTAAAGAAAAGTGGCGGATCAAAAAGTGCTCAGTTTGAAGGCGCATTTGTTAAAGATCCGATAGTTGGTAGACATAGATGGGTTGCTTCATTTGACTTGAACAGTCTGTATCCTCACTTGATTATGCAGTACAACATTAGCCCAGAAACATTGACTGATGAAAAGATATCTTGCACAGTTGATAAACTTCTTAACAAAGAAGTTGATACCTCATATCTACAGCGTAGAGATCTAGCGTTGACTGCTAATGGTTGGTGCTATGCTAGGGAAACTACGGGATTCATGCCTGAGATGATGGAGAAGATGTATACTGACCGAAGCAAGTTTAAGAAGCAGATGCTAAAGATTCAGCAGGAATATGAAAACGACAAGAGCAATAAACAACTTGTTAAAGAGATAAGTCGCCTCAACAATCTGCAGATGGCGATGAAGATTGCTCTGAACTCTGCTTATGGTGCGATGGGTAATGAATACTTCCGTTACTTTGACATTCGTATGGCTGAAGGTATTACGACTTCTGGTCAATTGTCTATTCGTTGGATTGCTAATAAGTTGAACGCATTCATGAATAAAACAATGAAGACAGAAGACAGTGACTATATCATTGCGATTGATACCGACTCAATTTATTTGTCTCTAGAAACTTTGATCGAGAAACTCTGCGAGGGAAAAACTACAGAGCAAAAGATCAAGTATATGGACAAGGTTTGCGAGGAAATTTTCCAGCCATTCATTGACAATAGTTATCAGGAGTTGGCTGATTACATGAATGCTCACTCTCAGAAAATGCAAATGAAGCGAGAGGTTCTTGCTGACCAGGCAATCTGGACTGCCAAGAAAAGATACATATTGAATGTGCATAACTCTGAGGGTGTTCAGTACGCAAAACCAAAGTTGAAAGTTATGGGACTGGAGATGGTCAAGTCTTCAACACCAGCAGCTATACGAGATATGCTCAGGGATTCTATTCAAGTTATTTTGAAAGGTAGTGAGGAAACTCTGCATTCATACATAGAAGAAAAGAGAGCAAATTTTTTAAAGATGGCTGTTGAAGATATTGCATTTCCTCGAGGTGTGAACGGAATTAAGGTTTATGCTGGTTCTCCAATTTATACCAAGGGAACACCAATTCATGTTCGTGGTGCTTTGCTATACAATCATTATGTGAAACGAAAAGGATTAGAGAAAAAGTATCAGGCTATCCGTGATGGTGACAAGATTAAGTTTGTCTATATGAAGATGCCTAATCCAATACAGGAGGATGTTATTGCATTTGTTCAACATCTCCCCCAGGAGTTGGGTCTGCATGAATACATAGATTATGATAAACAGTTTCAGAAAGTTTTCCTTGATGCATTGCAGATTATTATTGGATCACTAGGTTGGAAAACTGAGAAAGAAAGTTCTTTGGAGGATTTCTTTGCGTAACATAAGGATTATAAAAACAGGGATAGATGTCTCA